AGGTCCCGGCGTCGGCCGTATCCCACACCATCTGGAACTCGACCCCTGCCTCGCGCAGCGTCGGGACCTGGGCGCGCCATCCGTTGTTGGCGCGCGTCGTCAGATCCGCCACGCCGGCCTCCATCGAGAGCGTCACGTCACGAACGTTGCCCATCTCGATCCAGCTGCCCACGGCGTCCTGGCCGCCGACCTTGTAGTAGAGCTTGCAGTTCATTCCCAGGACGAACGTCATGGCAGACTCTCCTTCAACGCTTCACGCGGTAGGTCAGGGTGACGACGGACGTCGCCACGCCCTTCTCATCCAGGTCCGGGAAGTGGATCACGGGGTCGTTGGCGAGGGCGGCGTAGAGCGCCGAAGGAAACTCCGGCAGCTGCGCCGCACGCATGCGGTCGATGATCTCCTCGACGATCTGCAGGGTGGCATCGACGCCCGCGTCGCCCTCGACGGGCTCCTGCACACCGATGTCGATCACAATGTTCCACATGCCGCTGTCGCGGCTCAGGTTGACGATCTCCTGCGACCGCGGGGTGACAGAGACGCGCAGCGCCGTGAGCTCCTCGAGCTTCACGCGCGGGTTGTGCGTCCGGGCCGCCGTGAAGGCACGGCTGTATGTGCCGGCGTTCAGCCAGGCCGTGACGGCGTCCGCGATGGAGGTGATCATCGCGGTCACGCCGGCGGCTCCCTGCTGATGATCTTGGTGTGCACGCGCATGCGCTGCCGTGCCGGATCGGAGTACCGCCAGGCCGATTCGCCCGGCGATGGGGGGAGCACCTTGTAGGTGAGCGTGATGTCGCCCTGCGTCGCGCTCGGGGAGACCGCGATGATCCGATCGCCTTCAGCCGGCTCGACCGCCACGCCGCCCAGGACGAGGTCCGCTGGATCGATCAGCCAATCGTCGATGACGTCCTCGATCGTCATGCCGGCGTCGTTCATGCGCGAGAAGCGACTGAACGCTGCGACCGCGGTGATCTCAACCGACTCGGCGCCGCGGCTGTACGTGATGACGCGCCCCGCGGCCTGGCGGAGCGAGGTCATCTGATGCGCGACGGCTCGGGCGTGTCGGTCCATTGGATTGCCTGGGAGGAAAGAAAGACGCGGTCGATCGCTCCGATCACCTCTGATCGACCACGTCCTCTGAGGGGGGGACCTCGATCGTGGTGTGTGTGTGGGGGCTGGGGGACGGGGGACGGGGGGACGGGGGATCAGCCCTTGATCGCGAGGAGCACCTCCACACTGTTGATCTTGCCGATGACCGCGGTCGCCGTTGAACCATCGACGATGTCGATGGTCAGGACGAAGTCGAGGACGTCTCCGGGGACGACGTCCGTCGGGGTGATGGTGAAGTCGTAGTCGTCCGCGTCGATCGCGTTGATGTCCTGCGCGGCGGTGGCACAGAGATCGACGGTCGGCGCGGCGGTCCGCACGCATTGGACGTCGAGGTCTGCGGACGTGTCCGCGATGGTCGTGAGCATGCCGGCGTTGATGCGCAGCGTGATATCCTCGCCCGCGACGTACTCCGGCGGAACCGCGAACTGGAAGCGCGTCTTGCGCGAGGTCGTCGCGGCCTTGGAGTCTCCGGTCTGCAGGGTCGGCGCGCTGGTCCCGTAGGTGCCGGTGACCAGGCCGAGGTCATCGTTGGCGCCGACGCCTGGGGCGAGCTGGTGCAGGTTGTCGTGGATCCGGTACGCCTCGATGGGGATCGTGTAGAACTGTTCGTCGTCCTGCACGAGTTCGGATCGCGCGACCGCGTCCTGGTCCACGAGTGAGGTCAGGAGCATGCGCACGGTTCCGACCGTCGTGCCGGCAGCCTCGAGGAACCAGCCGGCGAACGGGCCGAGGGTTGAGTTGTCGGAGAACGCGCCGGTGCCCGCGTCGCCACCGACGGGATTGCCGTCGGCATCCCAGTACGCGGCGGTCCACGCGGCGATGTCCGAATCATCCTTCACGACGTCAAAGACGCCCACGACATGCGCGGCGCCCAGCTTGTTCGCCGGGATGTCGAGCTTCGCGATCGCAATCAAGTTGGTCCCGAGGACCAACACGTCGCCGGCGGCGACGGCGCTGGTCGGCGTGTAGTCCAGCGCTGCGCCTTCCTGTCGATAAACGGCCTGTGGCATTGAGAATCACCTTTTCAGAGGTTCGAAGGGAGGGGGTCTCGCGAAGCTGCTGTGCCCTTTCAGCTCGGGGGCGCGGTGTGGATCGGGCGTGTGGTGGACTTACGCGGCGCCCTTGCTCTTCACGCCGGCGCGGGGCTCGTGCAGCGCGGCGCCGAAGTCCCAGTACGCGCGCCACAGGACGCCCAGGATGTTGAAGTCCGGCTGGCCCGACTCGATCGTGGGCCGGCGGGCGCCCTGCAGGTAGCCGAGCTGGATGACGGCGTGACCCGACTGCGGCTCGGTGAGCAGATACCACGCGGTGTTCGAAGCACCGGAGAGTCCGCCGGCTTCCGAGAGGTACGGCGATACCACGGGCTTGAACGCTCCGCGGTGATGGTTCGCCGTCGGCTGCTTGCTCGCCGTGCTCGGCCCCCGCAGCTCCGTGGAGGCGAAGATCTGCTTCGCCGTCGCCTCGAGCGCCGGCGGAACCAGGAGCTTCGTCGGCGAGATCATGATGAACCGCTCGCCCTTGTGCTTCTGCTCGCGGTACTTCGCGACAGCCTCGTCGAGCGCGCCGATCGACAGGACCGTGTCGGCGCCCTCGATGTAGTTGCCGTTGCCGGACCCGAAGAAGGTGCCGGCGTTCGCCAGCAGGATTGTGAAGGCGATGAGCTCGCGCGCGTGCACCGCCATCTCGACGAAGATCAGCGGGATCTGGAGGAAGGCGCCGAGATCGTCGTCGATGATCATCTGCCGGGTGAGGCCGATCATCCCGCCGTGGGTTGCGAGCTGGTTCTGGTACTCACTCTCGGTGAGCTCGATGTGCTTCAATTCGCCATCAGGGCCGACCTCCGAGAGGTTGCCTTTGCCGTCCAGGCGGTAGCGGTAGAAGGGCTTGAAGTTGTTCGTGTCGGTCTCGAAGGCGATCTCCGACACGACGGACTCGAGCGAGTCGAACCGCTCGAGCATCGCGCGGTTGGCGACGTTCGAGAGGATGCCCGAGAGCGATACGGTGGAGAACGACGCACGAATCCCCTGGCCGCCGTGGAGCAGCGGGTCGGTCTGCAGGGCCGCGCGAATCGTGTCCGCATCCAGGCGGCTGCGATGCACATGGCCGCCGTTGGCGCGGAGCGATGCGAAGAGCAGTTCGGCGATGCCGAATCCACGCATCTGAGATGCCTGCGCGGCGTTCATCGTGTTCTGGTCATAGTGGCGGCCGAGGTACTCCTCGCCGCAGCCGGCCGTGATGCACATGGCCGCCTCGATGACGCGGGCGCTGTCGGGCGCGCCCTGACGGCCGCCGACGTTCGCGAAGGGGGCCGCCTGCGGGCGGGCCGCGCGGAGCGCGTGCAGCTCGGTCTGCTCAGCGGTCAGCCCCTGGGCGATCGCGTGAGCCTGGAGCTCGACCTCCTGGTCATTGTGCGTGATGCGCGGGTTGCCGTGTGCGGCGCAGATGCGATTGATCGAGGCGATTCGAAGATGCTCGTTGCGGATCGCGTCGATCGCGCCATCGGTGGCGTTGACCTGGTGGCCGTTGCCGTTGTTGGCGCTCTGCTGCTGTGCCGCGCCGTTCGCGGCCGCGGAGGCCTGCACGGGAGGCGTGGCCGTCGCGGTCGCGGTGCCGCCGCCGGCGTCAGGAGCCGGGGCGGCGTTGCCGGCGGACGCACCCTGTCCTTGCGCGGCATTCGCCGACCCGGGAGAACGTGAGGCAGCCCGGGCGTCGTACGCGGCCCGGAGGGTCACCGTCTGCGCCGCGGTGAGGGTGGCCGGGTCGAATCCCTGCGCCGTGAGCCACTGCTCGAACGTCATGGTGTTCTCCTTACTGGTAGCGGCGACATGCGCCGAGCTGTCCGCGGCCGCACCGATCGCGGTGAAAGAGGCCTCGTAGATTTCCGTCTCGCGCGCGACGATCACGGGGCCCTGGAAGGTGCTGCCGTTGACGTCGACCGACTTGCCAGCCTCGACGAACTCGCGCCGGATCACGCTCGCACCGATCGATGCCTCGTACTCGAATCCGTTCTTCGCGTTGGCGATGATCTCGGCGACGTGCGCGCCGGTGCCTGAGATCACGCCCTCGACGCCGATGCCCGAGCCGTCGATCTTCACCTTGTCGGCGTGTCCGACGACCCTCGACATGTCGTGCTCGTAGAACGCCTTCACGCGCTTGCGGGCGCGAGCGCCGTCGAGGTCCACGACCACAGGCCAGAAGAAGCCCTCGAGCTGCATCAGCGAGCCGTCGTAGGCGCGCATGCTGAAGCGCGGGAGTTTCCCTTCCCCGGCTGCCGCGGCGATCTCCACGGGCGCCGCAGTCAGCCGCAGCTCGTTCGGCGAGGAATCATCGTCAGACGGCCCGGATGAGGACCCGAACGCGGACGCGATCAGGGTCACCGGGGCCCGGACGGCGCGAGCGAGGAGGGAGACGGGGGAGGAGTTCACTCGTCTGCCTCCTCTTCCTCGCTGTCGTCCGGCGGCCTGGAAGACGTGGGGGACGTGGAAGACGTGGGGGACGTGGGGGGGGCGGCGGTCGCCGATGGCGTGAGGCCCAACTCGTCCATGAGCTCACGTTCCCTGGCTGCCTGCCGCACCTCGGTTTCCCAGTCGCGGCCCTCGCGGGCGTATTCGCGCGCGAGCGTGGTCGTTCGGGCCGCGAGGCGTGTCTGCTGCGCGGTCGCTTCCTTCGCCGGGTCAACGTGCTCGCGGCCCGGCCAGACCCACTCGTGCTCGATCGTCCCGTCGGCATCGGGGATCGGCAGGTAGCCGGGGATGCGCGAGGCCTCGTGAATCCAGGAGGAGAAGAGCCAGTCGAGGACCTCCACCTCGAGCTCGTCGCGATCGACGCGCCGCGAGAGGTCCCACTCCTGGTGATCCAGACGGCCGGAGGCGTAGTTGTACGTGCTCGAGTCGGCCGCCGCGATGTTGTACGGCATGTTCAGGCAGCGGGCGATCTCCGACACGATCTGCCGTTTGAAGTCGCCGTACGTGGTGACAGGCTGCTCGGCCTTCAGCTGGCTGATGTCGTGCCCCTCCGGGAGCACGAGCAGCACGCGGCGGACGATCTCCACCAGGTCATTCGGGATCAAGCCGACGGCGTCGCCGTCGTCGTCCGGCTGCAGGCTCGACTTGATCACGCCCGCGATGTCCGCCGCCGTCTCCGCGGCCGCGATCACCGCCAGCGTGTAGCGGCGGAGCTGCGCGTACAGCGGCAGGGCCGGTGCGATCTCCGACACGCCGCGCGTCTGACCGGGGCGCTCGCTGCGGAACAGGTGGACGACATGCTCGGCAGAGATCGAGTCGTAGTCCAGGGGGGACGTGCCGGGCATGAAGAGCGTCTCGCCGGGGTGCTGCCTCAGCACGTGGTAGGCGACGGGGTTGCCCCAGGCGTCGAAGACGATGCCGTCGGTGAACTGCTCGGACTGGAAGCCGAACGCGGGCGTCGCGACCTGGTCGCCTTCCAGGAGACGCAGATCCAGCTTGACCGGATCGGGCAGCCGGCGGTTGGTCGTCCGCAGCCCGAAGACCTCGCCGTCGCGGGCGCGGGTCATCCGCATGACGCGGAGCTTCGCGCCCAGGCGGATCGCGCGTGCCCACCGGGCCCACTTCCGCTCGATCTCGTTCGCGACGGTCCTCGCCTGCTCGCGGATCTGCAGGGACGGTCCGGGCCCGACGACGTCGTGCGCGAGCGTCAGCAGCATGCCGCGGCAGTAGGTGTTGTTCGCGAACTCGTACCGGGCCCTGTACCGGATGGTCGCCCGTACGCCCGGGTGATGGGCGGCGTTGGCGCTGAGGGCGTCGGCCGCGGCCCAGTGGGCGCCGTTCTCCTCGGTCGTCTGGGCCGCGTCATAGGTCGCTCGAAACCTGCGGACGCCGTCGGTGAGCTCTCCGATCGTGAAGGGGTGATGCTCGCGCGACCGCGCAGCGAGCTCCGTCCCCACAACGATGTCGCCGGTGGCGATGGACTTCTTTGCCGGGCTGGTCCGGTGGGTCCTCTTCGCGGTGACCTTCGTGGCCATCAGACCGCTCCCCCGGGTTTGATGCGATGGATTCGCAGGGGGAGCCGCCGACTCCTCTTCGCCTCGAGCCCGCGCAGATACTTGTCCGCCTCGATCTGCTCACGCAGCGAGTGCGCCGTCGTGGTCGTTCCGTCGACGGTGACGGTTCGGTCCTGGGCGGCGGCGACGGCGATCGTCTCGCTGAGTGGCGTGGGCGGCGTGGGGGGGGCGGCCATCTGATGAGACTGTCTGCGCCGCGGTATGAGCCAGCAAGGGCACCATGGGGGCATCCGACTGAGAAAAGTCCACCGGTGGACCTTTCTGCCGGCGCGCGGTGCTGCGCGGGTGTCTGATCGGCAGGTCGCACCTCTACCGTGCCTTCATGACACAGGTCGCGGCCTGACATCGAGGGAACTCAAAACCATGATCGCAATGCTTCTGTGGATCCTGTTCGTCGCGGTCGTCGGCCTCTGCCTCTTCTACTTCATCGGCAGGTCGGGCGTGCCTGGCGAGCTGCAGATGATGATGCGGGTCGTCGTGCTGCTGATCTTCGTTCTGCTC